TTACCAGATAAGGCTATTGACCTAATTGATTTGGCTGCTTCACGTTTTAATCTAAAACTAGCTGATGAACGAGTTATTACAGCACGTGAAATTCAATACGAACTTGCTAAAATGACTAACATTCCACTAGAACAAGTTTCAGAAACAGAAAGTGCTCAAGTCATTGGCCTACAAAACAAACTAGAATTAGATGTATATGGGCAGGATGGCGCACTACAAGAAGTAGTTGATAAAATTATTGTTGCTCAAGCAGGACTTAAATCAGAGAACAAACCCGTTGGATCGTTTGTATTCATGGGGCCAACTGGTTGCGGTAAGACCGAAACAGCTAAGTCTTTATCTAAGAACTTAGGTGTCAAGCTATTACGCTTTGACATGTCAGAATACCAAGAGAAACATAGTATCTCTAAGCTAATTGGTAGCCCTCCAGGTTACGTAGGGTTCGAAGAGAACGCTGGATTATTGATTACACAAATTCAAGAAGCACCAAATGCTGTACTACTACTTGATGAAGTTGAAAAAGCTCATCCAGATGTAATGACAGTGTTACTGCAAATTATGGATAACGGTTTTGTAACAGGTAGTAATGGAAAACGTGCAGACTGCCGTAATTTAATTCTTATCCTTACAACTAATGCTGGTGCACAAGATGCTGAAAAGAATGTTATCGGCTTTGGTGGGCAGGAAAAAGACTATAGCGATAAGGAACTTAAGAAATTCTTTACTCCAGAGTTCCGCAATCGTTTGGATGCTATTATTACATTCAACAAATTATCTAAAGAAGTAATGGTTAAGATTGTTGATAAATTTATTGAAGAAATTCGAGTGCAAGTTAAAGAAAAAGGTATTCGTATTAAGGTCGATAAAGATGCAGTTGAATGGTTAATTACAAAAGGCTTTGATCCTAAGATGGGTGCTCGTCCTCTAGCACGTGTTATTGATAAAGAAATCAAACGCGACCTAGCTCGTATGATGCTGTTTGGTGATCTTAGAACTGGTGGTTGGTTAACTGTTAGTGTTGAGAATGATAAACTACAACTGACAGGTAAACCCAAACCAGTTAAAACTGTGCCGTTATTAACAGCAGAAAATATTACTGAGTCAGCAGATGGAATACAAGGTAACTAGACAATTATTCCGAAACAAATATCAATATAAGATTGTATTGATATGTGCTGGCTCACAGTGGTTTCGATCGGGTGATTTAGATCTAATCTACGAACAATTAACTAGATTCATTCCTACAGTTGATAGAGAAGATTCTATGCGTCATGCGTGGATTACTAAAATTAAATCCAAAGAAGATTTAGATTTTTGTTTTAAATTACACAAACAACTGTCTAAAATGTCTGATTTTGATCTTAGAGTAGAAAGTCCATGGCTTAGTATCTACACTAATAATAAATCAGACATTGATAGTCTTAAAAAGATTGAACCTACGCAAGTTAAGTACATCAGTGAACCCGATAAAAACATCGTGCTAGAGCAGGGTGTAGTTATAATGTCTAAAACTGACTACGAGTTTAAAGTTACACTTGGAAAGACTACAAAAGAGCATTCGGGATTTGTTGAATGGGCAGAAACCAATAAAAAGTTGAAACTAACAAAAAGCTGTAAAATAGCGTTAAATGGCAATATGTCATGGGGCGGAACACACTTTTATGTAACAGGCGAGAAAAATCTCCTGTTAGCGAAGATGCATTTAGGCGGCAGTATCAATAAAATCGAGCGTATCGTTAAATCAGACCAATAGCCCGAAATTGTTATTACGATAAATAGTATATCCGTAGCTAACAGGCTATATTATATTATATTGGGCTAAAAATGCGCATTACAGAACTACTAGAAGGTAAAAAATTTGATGATTTAGAGTTTGTTCAAAGAACAGGCGATAAAGACGAGATCAATTTTGATCTACCCGATGATCTATCACATTTCATGCATAATCATGATGATGTGTACAGAACTCACGTATATCCAGTTATTGCTAAGTGCCTGCATCTTGTAAAAACTAAGCAAGATTTTAAACCTTCTGTCTTTGAAAAGGCAGCACGAGAGTGTTATCGAGCATACTTACAAGAGTATCCAATACGTCATTTACCAGACGATCTAGACAAAGCTACTTGTAAAAAAGTTTGCGAAAAACTTTATAACGAATTTAAACAACATCACGCAGATGGTCTGTATAAGGACTAATCGTGCTGTTACGAGAGCTATTCCTTAAAGAAGCAGAGGTTGCCCCAGTTAAACAACTGGGCAGAACTTTTAACCACCTTGAGGATCTAGCTTTCTTACATAACTCAGCAGGTGCTATCGAAGCACTTGATCATCTTAAAGAAATCACAGCCGGTAAAGGCGAGCAGTTAAGATTAAAATGGGATGGTAGTCCACAAGTCTATTGGGGACGAGACGAACAAGGTGCATTTACTCTTGCTGGTCATAATCAATGGTTGCGCAAAGTCAAAGCAACTGCACCAGAACAAGTACAAGACTTTATTGCTAATCAAAGCGGCAATCCAAAGACTCCCGAAGAAAAAGCAGAACGTGATCGTTTCGCACAACACTTTTCATCACTATGGCCATTATTTGAAGCAGCTACTCCTGCAAAGTTCCGTGGCTATGTTTATGCAGACGCACTATTCTTAAGTCGTCCGCAACTCGATGCTAATGGTGTTTATAACTTTCATCCTAATCCAAAAAGCAAAACAGTGTATCATGTCAAAGCAGATAGCGATCTAGGTCATAGAATTGCTGAAGCAGAGATTATGGTTGTTGGTCACGGTACCTTTGATGTATTTGGCGCACCTGATAATACACAACAACCAAAAGCTAGCTTTGATGAATTCAACTCAAACCCACAATTAATTGTTATGGGGCCAGAGTATGTAACGACTAAAACTAAAGTAGACACACAAGAAATTGATCGTGTTGAAGCAGATATTAAACAGTCTGCAGGGGTCATTGACAGTTTCCTAGCAATAGCATCTACTCCAGGTGCTGGCCTAAGTAATTTAAAAGAAGGTGTATTATATCCTTTTGTAAATTGGGCAGCTAAAACAGGACAACTAGATAACCTCAGTAGTGAATTATTTTACAGTTGGCTAGCACAACAAGATCCTAAAAAAGTCAGTCAGCCTAAGAAAGATAAAATTTCAAGCCCACACTATACACCAGCATTAGATGCCATCTTTAGAATTGTATTAGAAATAATGACACTCAAAGAACATGTAATGGCACAGGCAGCGGCAGGTGCAAGTGGAGATGTATGGGCAACTAATGGTGAAGGGCATGTTCGTTATAAGAGTCCGCATCATCAATTCAGTCATGTTAAGTTTGTTCCTCGCAGAGATATTCAAACAGCTAATGGCACAATACCGGCTTGGACACCATAATGAAGCTAAGAGAACTATTCGAATCTACTCATTATAAGGCAACCGCAGCATTTTGTTTCGGTCGCTTTAATCCTCCGCATCAAGGTCATGCTAAGGTATGGGAAGCTGTTAAACACGCAGGTCAACATTGGTATATAGGAACAAATCCTGGAACTATCGGCCCTAATGATCCGTTACCATTTGATCTTAAAACTGCGTGGATGACTGCTATCGATCCTAGCATCCAAGGACATATACTTGGAGAGACTAGTGTAGTTACATTGGCAGCTAAGATTTATGCAGATGTTGGAGATGGTGCAACCGTTGCGTATGTAACAGATGCTAGTGATTGGGCTTGGGCAGGAAAGCTGTTACATCAATATAATGGCAAAGAAAGCAATCACGGATACTTTAATTTTGCTAAAATTATTCATGTACCGAGTCCTCGTGTAAGTAGTGCCACTGCACTACGCACTGCTGCTCGTGCAGGAGATATGAATGCATTTTATCAAGCCGCAGGAACTGATCCTAATCTAGCAGTTAACGGACAACATTATTACGATACGGTAGTTGCCGCAGTAGGACAACACCCTGAAAAAGTTAAAAAAGTTAAAAAGGAAAAAGAAAATGGACAAGTACCATTTAGCTCTTAAGACAGCATTTGCCAGTGAATATGCATTTGCTATCAAGGCGCAGAACTTTCATTGGAATGTAGAAGGCGCTAGCTTTCCGCAGTTACATACACTATTTGAACGTATCTATACAGAAGTATACGATAGTATTGATACATTTGCTGAACAATTACGTGCCCTACAATTATATACTCCAGCAAGTTTACAAAAGTTTAGTATGTTAACAGTTGTAGATGATGAAAACGGAGAAGGTGTAGGTGAACGTGACATGGTTGCAGAACTTCTACAAGACAGCGAAAAGATGGCTAATATCTTTAGACTGACATTTGATATGGCTGAACAAGCAGGTGATCATGGATTAAGTAATTTCTTAGCTGATCGTCAAGATGCACATAAGAAACATAGTTGGATGCTACGTAGCACATTAAAATGAAACAGTATCGTATCTCTACTGAGAATCTAAATCAAGACAGTCCCGATGATTGTTTTTTAGATCCCAACGATCCAGTATACGAAATTAAAAGTCTACAATACCTAGCCGGATTAGGTCATAGTGCAAGGCTACACGAGTACAATGCTGAACAAGGTAGCAATATTTCTGTAACTGGAAACGAGAAAGC